GCCGCCACTTCGGGCGGTTTGCCCAATGCGATAAAGGCGTCGGCAAGCGCGGCGGCTTCGTCGGCGGCAAGTCCGAACTGTTTCGCCGTACCGCCGATACGCGCCATCGCGGCGACAATGTCTTTTTCACGCGCGGCGGTATTGTTGCCCAAGACATTGATGGCGTCGCCGAGTTTTTCCACTTCGCCGATTGGGAGCTGGAACACGTTGGCAATCGTTGCGGCGGCATTGCCTGCTTCCTCAGCCGTCAGGCCGAATGCGGTTGCCATAGTCGCGGTAACGCGTGCAAATTCATCCAACTTATCGGCAGCAATACCTAACTGACCGCCAGCGGCAACGATTTCAGCCATCTTCTCCGGCATCATGCCGAACTCTACCGCCAGTTTTTTAACTTGCCCGCCCAACTGTTCGATCTGCTCAGGAGTACCGTCCACGACTTTCCGAACACCTGCCATTGCGCTTTCAAATTTCACCGCCTCACGAGCAGCATACGTCAGCCCGGCAGCACCACTCGCCACCCCTCGAAACTCATTGGCAAAGTCGGCAAGTGTAGGACGCAAATCCGATAAGCTCTTATTCAGTTGAAACACTTTATCGTTATAGCGGGCTGTTGCGCGGGAGAGTTCTTCTTTGGTTAACGTGCCGCTACTTTTCAAAAGGTCATAGCTTTTCTTAAGCTCCTGCAGCTCACGCAAGGCTTTCTCATCGGTATCGATACCAAGTTTGATTTTTGCATCGGCAATGGCTTTAAGTTCCGATGCCTCGGCTGACAGCTTATCCAACTTTGCCGTCGCAGTTGCCGTCTCAGCAGCAAGGCGCGCTTCTTCGGCGGCAAGGTTTTTGACGGATACGCCCGACACCGCCATCGCGTCGCGGGCGGCATACAGCTTGCCCGTCAGCTCGGTTTCGCTTTTTGCCAGCCGTTCGGATTCGGTGCGCAGCTTCGCCAAATCGGCTTGCTGTTGCTGCGTACCGCCGCCGCGCATGGATTTCTCGAGCGTTGCGGTCAGTTCGTCCAGCGCACGCATTTCTTTGGCGGTATTGTCCAATTCCGCCGACAAAGCCTTGTATTCCGCAATCGCCGCCTGTTGCGCCTGGGCTTTCGCCAGCGTCGCGCCCAGCTCTTTTGCTTCTTCCGTCAGTTTGCCCGTATCGATGCCCGCCGCCTCGATGGACTGCGCCAGCGCGTCGATGTTTTCGGCACCGGAAACACCTGCTTTAATCTCTAAACCTGCTTGAATATTCGCCATTATTTTGATACCTTTGCTATTTAAAATAAATAATCTTACTTACAGTCAGCATATGAAACATTTGCAACCCTACTACAAACAGGCAATCCGTCAGATTCTTTCAGAAAACAGATTGTCCGCACTGTTTGATGTCGACCAAATTTATGACGCACTATGCACCTTTCCCACTCCCCAAGCTGCAGCAGACCATATCTGCACGCTTCGGAATAACGAAAATTTCACATGGAAGAAATTGGAAAAATGCCAAGAAATCGCCCGCAAGGAAGGGTGGAGAAAATTTGAAACACCAAATCCTAGAAACAAGTACCGAATCCTTTTACAGGCTGCTTCTTTGCGGGCATCAAACCTTAGAATTGCAGCAGAAGCTAAAGTAAAATTGACGCGAAACCTTAGCTGGGAAACATATGTTTCGCAGGCAGACTTGACCGATGAAAAAATGCTTGTTCTATTTTCCGAACATTACAAACTCCCAAAGCTACCTCCATTTTTCCCGTGCGACTTATCCATACTTTCTACACGAATGGTTCGAAAATCATGAAAACCCTCGCTCTAACCATACTTTTCGCCGTCGGCGCATTCTTCGGTTTCGCCGCGCTGTATCTCGGTTTCGATATGTTGGCGCACATCCGCGACATGAAACTGCTGGAATTTTTTGCCTTTATGGCCGTCAGCGGATACCTGATTAAATCAGCCCTGTATCGGTTCTAATCTGTTTTAAAACCCGTTTAAAAAAAGGTCGTCTGAAACTCCACGCCGCTGCGCCTACACGCAGAAGCCCGTTTCAGACGACCTTTTTGCCGTTTATCGGACAGCCCGACCGGCGAACCCGCCAATCCGCATAAGCCGCCCGAATCTTTAGTTGTTGTACGACGTGAAGGAATAGGTCGAGGTCTCGCCCGAAGCCAATACCGCCGTGCCTTTGAATTCGGCTTCGTTGAAGTCGTCGCCGAACCAGTCGATACTGCCGTCCGCTGCCAATACGGCATGGGGGATGTGCAGGACACCCGCCTCGCCGGTAACGCGGTTGCGGCCGTCGACGTAGATTTCCAAGTCCAAGCGGGACAAGGTCGCGGCAGAGACTTTATAGCCGCCCGATGCACGGGTTTTGTATTCGACGGTGATGTCTTCGCCGTCGTTGACGGTGTCGGCAGCGGGTAGGATGGTAATCATGCCCAAGGTGGCGTTGATGTCGATATGCGCCGCGTCAACGGCAGCTTTGGACTTGTTTTTGACTTTGACGGTAACCGGGTCGATGTTGCCGTTTGCCAGTTTGTACGCCATGCCTTTCTTACCGATGGTTACGGTCTCGTCCGCAACAGTCTGCGCCGTTGCCGCGATGACAGCGGCTTCGCCCATCAAAGCCAATGCCAAATTGTCTTTGTCGAAAGTATCGAGCTTCAGACCGATTTCGGTGGGCTTGACGGTTTTCAGGCTGTCGAGCGCGCTGCCGTAAGTGCCTTTTTGCTTGGACACGCGCTCTTTGGTTTCCACGCTGGTCTGCGTGGTCAGGGCGGTGGTATTGCCGATGTCGATAAAGCCCGAGCCTTTTTGGTTGAGGTTGCGCACCTTGACGTCGCCCTCAAAGATTAAGCCGTGGTCGTTTTGTTTTGCCATGTGGCAGCTCCTTTAGTTTGCCGCCTGCACGGTGTCGCAGGCGAATGAAATAGGGTAAAAGGCAAAGCCGTCGTTGTATTCGATGGATGGCGAGGCGATGCGGCGGAAGGGGGTAACGGCATATTCGTCGCCCGCATCCCAGCCTGAAAACGCCCGTTGGATTGCCGTCAGGGTCTCGCCGACCTCGTACAGCGTGGATTTGCCGTTGGCGGTATAGCTTCGCGCGAGGACAAAGGTAAAGTGCAGCGTCGATTTGAGGTATTTGCCGTTTTTCGCCTCGTCGGCAAAGGTCGAACCGCCGTAAACGACATAGACCGCGCCGTCCAGCGGGGCGGCTTTGCGCTTCGCCGCGCCTTGGGCGAGCAGCTCGGCAAGTTCGCCGATTTCCTTGACGGCCTTGATACCTTTGACGGTTTTCAGACGGCCTAGGATTTCGGGATAGACCGCCAATAAGTTTTCATGCTGTTTTAAAGCCATATCAGACAATCAATCCTTCCAGCCAATCGGACATCAATTCGTCGATGTCCTGATAATCTTGCGAAGACAAGCCCAAAAACGGACGCGCCGGCATGTTTTTCGTGCCTTCTTGCACATAAACCGAGTAGCCCATGATTGAGCCGGTAATCACGCTTTTTGCCGATGCCTCGTGCGTAATGCTTGCAAAGAGGTTGCCGTGGTCCACCAAAATCCCGCCGCGTCCGTTTTTGGCTTGTGCCGTAGCAGGGGATACGTCCGCCCAGCGTTTGCCGTCGGGCGCGGTTTTGGTTTCACGGATACGGTCTTTCGTGGTTCTTTCGAGCATGCCGCCAATGGCGCGCAAAGGCTCTTCAAGGCTGCCGTTCAGCCTACCCGACAGTCGGCTCAGGCTTTGGGCGATGCGCGATAAATTGTGTGATACCGTAATCCGCATCGCTTACTCCTTCAGCCATTCCCGCAAATCGGGTTCGGCATTGACATAAACGGCACACGTTGACGGTCTGCGGTCATCCGATACGCGGCTCTCGTCCAGCATATTGGGATTTTTGACGACCATCTTCAGCCAAGCGACCGCCGACTGATAACGCTCTTCGACAATGCCTGTTACCGCGTCGTTGTAGAGGTAGTAGCGGGCGATGTCGCAGACTTTGATTTTCAAAACCTGCGGCGCGGTGTCGTCGGTAAAAAACAGTTTCGCCGCCCGAAGGTAGCTTGCCGCTTCTTCTTCCGCGTCCGCAATCGCCGCCGCCATCACCGCTTCGTCTATGGTTTCGTAGTTTTCATGGTTCGACCGCTCCGCCATCTCCTGCTCGCCGAAGCGGGTCATCATGTCTTGGATGGTAATCATGCCGTCCTCCGTTTTCAGACGACCTTTAAAACTACCTTAAAGGTCGTCTGAAATCCGTTTAAGACATGGTCAGCGTTGCCAACAACTCGGGGCGCAGCGCAATCGGCAGCGGGTTAGACTGCATGTGCAGGCTCCAACCCTTGTCGTGCTGCAATTTCTCGCGGCTGGCGTAATACGGCAGGGCGCGGGTGTTGACGGTCGCGTTCATGTCGGCAGGCGCGAAATACTCTTTGTAGAGATTGCGGCCGACTGGCAACAGAATCGCCTTATCCGCACCGATGTCGGCGTCGCTGCCGAAATGGTTGGCGTATTCGATAAAGCGGATGCCTTTGTGGACAAACTCGGTCGGATTGAGCGTATCGCCCTCGCGGTAGGCGCGAGCTTCGTCGAAGCGTTTGTACACTTCGAAGATGGATTTATGCTCTTTGAGCGCGCTCAAAAACTCTGCGCCGCAATACACGACCCAGCCGCGCACCTGCGCACCGGCGAATTTTTGGCGTTGCTCGGACAAGAGCTTGTCCAATACCGAGCCGACTTTGGTCGTGTCTTTCGACAATTCGATGTTTAACGTTTTGCGTTGCACGCCGAACTCTGTGTTGACATCCAAAAGCACGCTGCCGTCCGCATCCAAAATCTTGCCTTGCAATGCGCCGAGCATCAGATGCTCGCGGGTGTATTCGAGGTCGGATTTGCCGCCGGCCAGCTTTTCGTTGACCTTGTCCATAACGGTTGCGGCTTGGGTCGTACCAAAAGCGCGCAGGTTTTGTACGTCGTCGGCGCGAACGACATCGTGAATTGGCAGGTGCGGGATTTTGACGGTGCGCACGGTGCGTTTCGGACTTTCGACCGCCTGACCGGATGTGCCGCGCT